TGCTGGACGAAACTGGCCGAAACCCGCTGGACCTGGCCACGCCTGACCCGTGGACCGTGCGCTTCCAGCGCTGGGTGGACCCGACGCTGGGTCAGGTATGGGTACCGGGGCAGTTCCACGGTGCGCAGTTCGTTGCCCTCCTGCGGCCGACGATCCGCTACGTGCCCATCGACCCGGCGCCGGGTATTCCGTACGGGCGGTCGCCGGTGGTGCCTGCCATCTTCGCCAGCCTGTTCCTGTTGGGCCTGCTGCACGACCTCCGACGTGTGGTGGCCCAGCAGGGATACCCGCGCTTGGACATTTCGATCATGCTGGACCAGTTGCGCGCGGCCATGCCGCCCACGGTCGCGGCCGACCCGGCGCAGTGGAAGGCGTGGGTCGAAAACACGGTCGGAGAAGTCAAGACGGCGTACGCCAACCTGAAGCCTGACGACGCGTTCATCCACACCAGCGTGGTCGAAATCAACCGGCCCGTGGGCGCGGGCGGCGAAGGCAGCCTGGCAGGCATCGACGCGTTCATCGGTACGCTGGAACGCATGACCGCCCGCGCGCTCAAGACCATGCCGCTGTTGATGGGTAGTAGTGCGTCGGGCCAGATGGGCGACGCCAACCGGCAGTGGGAAATCGAAGCGGCGGGCATCAAGGCCACCCAGCATCTGTGTGAAGACTTGCTGGAACAATTGCTCACGGTGGGCGTCGTGGAAAGCCAGGGCGTCGCGGCCGACGTGCAACTGCGCTTCGCGGAACTGCGTGCGGCCGAAATGTTCCGCGACGAACAGACGCTCAGCTTGAAGCTGGACAACGCTTTCAAGATGTGGGCCTACGGCTACACCAGCCAGGACGAAGCGGCCAACCACGCTGTCGACCATGCAGCCGACGAACAGGAACCGGTGGCCATGCCACTGAACGGCCTGCCGTACGACACGATGGTCAAGATGGCCGAACAGGCAGCCAAACCACCCCCGCCCGGCGCCGGTCCCACCGTCGCTGGCCGCCCCCAGCGACCGGGACCGGGCGCTCCGGACAACAAAGACACGGCCGATTCGCAGGACAAGGGCGACAACACCCCGGATTCCGAACGCCACGGCTGGTTGCGGCTGCAATGGCCACGCTGGGGCCGACCAACCACCTACGACCGACAGTCGGTGCCCATGGAACCTGTGGGCACAGCGATGACTACCGTGCCAGGCACGGTCACGTACGACAGCCGCGACCAGCGGGAACTACTGCGCGTGTGGGACGACGCCATGCCCAGCTTCGCGGGTCTACTGGACGCGCGTCTACTTGGCACTGCCCCGGAGCCAGTCGCGCTGGAACCGGCGCCTGAAACCGAGCAGCCCGCGCCTATGCGCAGTACGGCTGAGGTTCTGCTGGACATTGCCCAGCAGATGCGCGAGCTTGTGGTCGAAGTCAAAGGTGCGGCGTTGCCTCCAACCACTGCGCCGGTCGCTCCGGCCACAGCCCGCGTCATTCAGAAGAAGGTCATCCGTGACAAGGACGGGCGCATCGAAAGCGTGATCGAGGTCGAAGAAGATGCCAGTAGTTCGGTATAGCACCCCGACTGTCGATGCCCAGACCGACACGGTGTGCGCCCAACTGAACGGCGGCTTCCTGCAAATCTACGAAGGCACCCAGCCGGACGACGGCGATCAGACATCCGATCCTGGCGTCCTGCTGGTCGAGCTTCAGTTTGGCGACCCGGCCTTTGGGGCCAGCGCGAATGGCGTAGCCTGGGCGATGCCCATCGGACCCGCCATGGCGACCAACACGGGCACGGCTGCCTGGTTGCGCACGCTGGCAGCCGATCACGCCACGGTCGTGTTCGACGGCGATATCAGCACGTCGGGGGCGGTGCTGAATCTGGACCGCACGCTCATCCAGCAGGGTGCCAACGTGTTCATCAACGATTTCGCCTACACCAGCCCGAAGACCACGTAAGGAGGTATCCGCCCATCCCTGCCACCATGCAAGCCCAATATTTCGGCGGCTCGTCGTCCTTACCAGCCGGGGCGAATGCCGAAACAGGCATCACCTTCAACCGCGTCGATACGCAGTCTGGGTCAACGCCAGTCCCTATTCCGGTTAGCGCTGGTGTCAACTTCGCCTACTTGAAAGCCCTGGCGCTGGCGGTCACCGCGACCAGTACGACCACGATCAGCAATCGCACCGTCCGTCTGTCGGCTGGCCTGGCATCCGGGCTGGGCATGCACTGGAAGCCGGTCGCGCAGGGCAACTGGGGCGCGTCACTCGACCAGTCCACGGCGACCAAAGCGCCTGCGGATACGACTGGCACCAATAACGCCAGCACGGCGCCGGGCGGCTACAGCGTGACGACGACCAGCCCGGTGCAGTTCGACAATACGGCGCAGTCCACGTCTGCCACAGGCATCGGCACCGTGCAACTGCTGGCGATGCTGCTGGCCGTTGACGCCACGTACGCGGGCGGTCCCGGATCAGCATCGCTGGGCAATATCATTCTCGGCTATGACGAGGCCTAGCCCGTCAGGAAGGGACTTCGATGATCAGCGCTGAAACGCCCCCTACCCCGCCGCAGCCCGACCCGGAGCCAGTGCCTGGTCCTGAACCAGAACCGCAGCCAGCGCCCGAACCGGAGCCAGAGCCTGAACCGGAGCCAGCGCCGCCAGCCTGATGCTGATTCCGCCGAATACCGCGATCACCATGCAAGTCGATCTGCCTGCTGGGACAAGCACGTGGCCAGGTCCACCGGCCTGGTCGCCTAGCAACCCGGACGTGGCCACTATCGAATTGATCTATGGCACGCACCAGATGCAAGCCAAGCTCATCGCGCTAGGCAACACGATGGTGACGATCCAGTGCGTGTCGCTTACTGGCAGCCTGGACTTTCAAGTCGATCAGGCGGCGACCACGCCCACGGCGCCGGTGGCGATCACGTTGGCCTGATGGTAAGCATGGATGGCAGCCAGCCCAACAGCGTGCGATTGTGCGCGCACTGCACCGACCTGTGGACATGGTTGGTCCAGTATCAAGATGAGACAGTTCTGCCTGAATGTCAGGGCACCAGCATGCCGCACGCGGCGTGGGCCAACGTGGATACGGCACGTGTCAAGAACATCGTGCTGGTGCCACGCCAGGACGGGCTGGAACAGGTCGTGGTCGACGTGGGCGCCTATTCGCCGGTGTTTTTTCGGCGCCGCTACAAGGAACTCAGCATCAACGGCTTGCAGGAAGTCAGCCAGCAGAACATCCATTGCCTGGGGTACGAAGCCGCTGACGGGACGGGGAACTACGTGTTCGTGTTCGAAGACGGCAGCGTTCTGCTCAGCACCAACCGCAATGCAGTCTAGTGCCTAGGAGAACCCGAAGACGTATGACTGAACAGCCCAACGAACAGCCCCTGAGCGCGGTGCCGGTCATGCCGACCCGCCTGAGCGACGTAGGCGACACCGACGAACAGTGGTCGGCCGTCATCAACATCCACGATGCCAATCTGGCCCAGATCGAAGCCGCGCTGGCTGCCAACCAGCACGAAGTCGATCCGCACCCGTCAGGCCAGTCGGGTCGCTACGTAAAACGCCATCCGGTGTATCTGGTCGCGGTCAACTACGCCGCGCTGGACGATCAGGGCCATCCGACGCCTGGCAAACCATCTGAACTTGACCTGAAGGCCGTCCGCGACATCTTTTCGACGCGCTACCCCAACGTCGTGTCAGACGGCGATCCGCCCGAAGACGGCTCACACGTGCGCATCCGCGATTCACACGTGATTGCGGAAAAGGATTCGGTGGGCAACCCCACCGGACGGGTGATCTTCGGGACTGCGGAGGATGTCAGCTAATGGCCACGTCTGGACGGGGAACCGCGACCGATACCAGCATCCTGCAATACGTGCTGGGCAAGGCAGCCTACACGGCACCGGCCGGCTGCTACGCCGCGCTGTTCAGCGCCACGCCGACCGCTGACAACGGGACGTTCACCGAAATCACGTCCGGCAACAGCCCTGGCTACACGCGCGCCACGGTGGACGCGGCCAATGCGGCGGGTGCCTGGTCCGCGACGACCACCGACGCGACCGGCGTGTGGAAAACCAATGCGGCGGCGATCACCTTCCCGACCGCCACCGGCGGCTGGACGGCGGTCACCGGCTACGGGCTGTATGACGCACTGACGGTAGGCACGCTGCTGTATTGGGGCACGTTTGGTTCAGCTACCACGGTCGGTTCGGGTGCTACGGCATCGTTTGCAGCAGGCGCACTGAAAGTCACCGAAGCCTAGCGGCCGATGGCCGAAATCCTGCCCTACAACGGGCTGCAAAGCACGCTGACCGGCGCGCTGACGACCGGTTCCGCCACGCTCAGCATCCAGCCGACTGACGCGGGCTACTGGCCGACTGGCGGCGAATACCGGGCTGTGCTGTGCACCGATCCCAACAACGGCCCTTGGGAACTGGTCAAAATCGTCAGTGGGCAGGGCACGGCCAACCTGGGCGTCACGCGCGCGGTCGAGTCGTACAACGGCGACCAGACCGCGAAGGCATGGCCGTCCGGGACGTACATCGCGGCGGTCATCACGCACGATAGCTTGCAGCTTGCAGGGGGCAGTCAGGGCTACACCGTCCACGAAGAATTCCTGCCGATCAACGGCGCGACGACGATCACCCTCAGCACCAACCCGGCGCAGGGTATCGGCGTGGTGTCGCGCAACGGCGTCGTGCAGTCCACGACGGACAACCACTACACCCAGGCAGGCGCGGTCCTGACGTTCAGTACGGCGTTCACTGGCACAGAACGGGTGGTGGTCAGCTACACGGTCGGCACCACTGGCGCGCAAGGTCCGCCAGGCACGCCGTACCCAAACAGTTTTCCGCCAGGCACCTTAGCGGCGCCAGGCTGGTACGTCACCGGCGACAGCAACACCGGCCTGTACAGCCCAGCGGTCGACCAGATTGGGATGGCG